CACCACTCATGCGACATCCATCCACAGAGTACTTAAGTTTACCATCCTTACAATAACCATAGCCCTTGTTTTTAATTTGCATCTCCAACAATTGGCTAAGATAAGGATCATTTTTAAATACTTTCTTATAGATTGAATGTTCCCAGCGCAGAGCTTGTGCTGAAACATGCTGATCAAATCGAGAGGCGTCCAGTCCAATAGCAACCGGACGCTTGTATCGATTCCACTTCCTATACATCAGCTTACCCGCATCCGCTGAGTTTAACCCCTTAAAAATAGTCTTCTCCTTAAATACACTAGCAACAGCCAGATATAACGAATGCTCTATTGGCTTAAGATAGCATCCTAGTTCAACATTGTAACGAGGGTCTCTAGGCTGAATGACCCTTGGATCGGGATCTCTCTTGACATGTGTACAAATACGTTCGGCTTTAACGAACGCTTTCAAATACGCATCCTTCTTGGTTAGCTTGTCAACGAAAAGACTGTCTACAGCTTTTTGGTAGATCTTCTTCCTGCGATCCTGATACAAGTCAGCAAAATGCTGGCGTTCAATCGGGATGGTCGTTGGAAGATGCTTACACAAAAGCTTCTTAAACACAGCTAATTTTCGTTGATAAATACCAACCTGAGGACGTACGGGACAAACACCACCATGGTACAAAACCCTGGTGAGCACCGCACGCGACAAGTTAACAATGGAACTATTATGAACCACATAATTAATGGGAGGAGCGACCGGTCCCAAATGATAATATATGCGGTCCTTGGGCACTTCACCTTGGTACTTCTTGACGGACAATGCGGGATGAGTGAGAAGTGAAGGAGCACACTCAACCCCCGTCAAAGCACTAAGGCAACCCTAGCTACTCTCCTCGAAGGTGGTGTCACGCATAAAGAGTGACCACCAACTACGGTATTTGTAGCCCCACCTACTACGCCTGTTCCGCGCCTCACGAGTAAACTTCTGTTGAGCCGCAGCGATGTCGGATTTAAGTGGTATGAAGAACATGCTAACACATTGGTCGACCAAGACAGCAATTTGACTTGGACGCACACCATGTTCCTCACACGCTTGTACCATAAATCTACGTATCATCATGCGGTCAGCAGGAGTCTCCTCTCGATACTCGTACTTCGCTCGCGCCGCCAAAACTAAGGCTGCCGAGAAGTTGTTCTTCTGCTTTTTACGAATAAAACGCACAGGTCGAACTTCAGGGTCCTCAACTCGGTCCAAATCCGCATCACCCTCATCAGCAATGGCCATTACTGATGCGGTGGTGCTCTCGACAGACTTGGGAACAAAACCCATACTCCAATTGTTGTAGGCAGTGTATGCCAAACCGCACAGGGCGGAAGTGGCATT